TGTGCCGGCAGTGCTGGACGCCCGATCAGCCGCAGCTGATGCTTGGTACCTTCCCGGTCTATGATCCGCAGGCCTTGCGCAACCCCCGGCCCGACTACCCTGAAGAGAGTCGCGACATCGCTTGGGGATGGAATCCGGTAGGGGTGACGAACCCACTTACGCCGGATACACTACTGGCAACAGGCTACGTGGGGACCGTTACGGTTACAACGACATGAATTACTCTGAACTCGTAATAGCAGTTTCTGATTTTTTAGAAGAAACCTTCGAGACGGTGGACATGAACACGTTCGTGCGTCAAGCAGAGACAAGAATCTACAACATGAGCAGCATCCCGGCGCTGCGCAAGAACGTCACCGGAACGACAACCTCTGGCAACACCTACCTGACATGCCCCACGGACTACCTTGCCACAGCTTCGATAGCAGTCATTTCCCCGACAACAGGTGCCTACACGTACCTGCTCAACAAGGATGTCAGCTTCATCCGCGAAGCGTACCCCATCCCAACGGCCACCGGTACTCCAAAATACTACGCCCTGTTCGGCAGCCGTTCTGACGCACCGACAGAGCTGACCTTCATCTTGGGTCCAACACCCGACGCTGCGTACAGCACGGAGCTGCACTACTTCTACTACCCTGAGTCGATTGTTACGGCCAGCACGACATGGCTCGGGGACAACTATGACCCGGTGCTGCTCTACGGAACGATCGTCGAGGCGTACACCTTCCTGAAAGGCGAAGCAGACCTGCTGGCGCTGTACGAGAAGAAGTACATGGAAGCGCTGGCACAGCTCAAACGGCTCTGTGATGGCCAAGAACGCCAAGACAATTACCGTAATGGGCAGGCGCGGATACCCGTGCAGTAATTTAGGAGAACCCCATGGCTATATCCCAAGCGCTTTGTTCCAGCTTCAAAAGTGAGCTGCTCGGCGGCATCCATGCCCTCGACACCGACGTCATCAAGATCGCCCTGTACACCAGCAGCGCTACGCTCAGTGCGGCAACGACTGCATACTCCGCTACCAACGAGGTCTCGGGGACGGGGTATTCGGCCGGGGGCGCCACGCTCGCGGGGGCTACCATCTCGCTTGACGGTACGACCGGCATCTGTGACTTCACCGATGCTACATGGGCCGGGGCCAGTTTTACGGCACGCGGGGCGCTGATTTACAACTCGACCAAAGCAAACCGGGCTATTGCCGTACTGGACTTCGGCGCGGACAAGACCGCTACCGCTACTGATTTCGTTGTCGTATTCCCTGCCGCTGCTGCGGCAACTGCCGTGATCCGGGTGGCCTGAAATGAGCGTCGCCGTTACAGGAGTGGCTGCTACGGGTGCTGTTGGAAGCGTACTCGTGTGGGGGCCGATAGATACTACCCAAACGCCGGGGTGGACAACTATAATTTGAACATTAAGGAGCCCTTATGGCCACGGTATTTACAAGCAACCTGCGACTGGCACTGCCCACTACCGGGGCCGAATCTGGCACATGGGGTGACACGGTAAACAACAGCATCACTACGCTGGTGGACACAGCGATCACCGGGCTCGCCAGTCTGTCCATGACCACCGCGGATTACACCCTCTCGACCGCCAACGGCGCCACCGACGAAGCGCGGTGCATGTTTCTGACCATCGGAGGTACGCCCGGTGCAGCGCGCAGCATCATTGTGCCGGCACTGTCGAAGCTGTACATCGTCTACAACAATTCAACCGGGGGCTACGCCCAGACGGTCAAGACTTCGGCCGGCACAGGTATCTCGGTGCCCAACGGCTCCCGCGCGGTGCTGTACTGCGACGGGACGGATGTGGTCTCGGCTGAAACGTACCTCTCGGCGCTGACGCTTGGCACTGCACTTCCTGTAGCTTCTGGCGGCACCGGGGCCTCCACGCTGACACTCAACAACGTGTTACTGGGAAATGGTACGTCGGCGCCGCAGGCGGTTGCCCCGAGCACCAGCGGGAATGTGCTGACGTCGAACGGCACAACATGGACCTCCGCCCCGCTGAGCTTGTTGAGTGCCACCAACGTCTGGACAGGCTCCAACACATTCACGAATAGCCTATTGAAGCTGCTCGGCTCCAGCACGGGGGTCACCACCTTCGCCAGCGCCAACGCAGGGGCGTCAAATTACACGATCACGTTCCCCGCAGCCACCGGCACGGTCGCGCTACTCGGTGCAAACACATGGAGCGCAGCGCAGACATTCCCCGCGTCAGGCATCATTCTGACCGGCTCCAGCACAGGGGTTACCACTTTTGCCAGCGCCAACGCCGGGGCTTCGAATTACACGCTAACGTTCCCTGCCGCCACCGCCACAATGGCCACGCTCGACGGCACACAGACGCTGACAAACAAACGAGTCACACCACGCACCCTAGCGGCGGCAAGTTACACGACGGATACCGGCACGAGCCTTGACTGCGACACGCTGGACATGTTCATAGTCACCGCGCAAGCCGGGGCGCTTTTGTTCAACAACCCCTCAGGTACGCCTACGCAGGGTCAACCACTGCTCATACGCATCAAGGACAACGGCACCGCCCGCGCGCTGACGTACGGTTCACAGTTCCGCGCCATGGGTACCTCGCTGCCGACGACAACGGTGTTGAGCAAGACGCTGTATCTCGGGCTTATCTGGAACGCTACCGATTCCAAATGGGACTTGGTAGCCGCGAAGCAGGAGACATAATGCTCGGCGCGCTTATCACCATGATGGAGGGGCCTACGACGATAAATCTGGCCCCGGGGGCGACGAACAATTACGATATGTTTGCCGCCGCAGGCAGCCCCGGCTATCCGGTGATAGTGACCTGCACAATCAACTCCAACATCGGATCAAGCAGTGGCGCGTCTCCGGCCTTTACTACCGGCAGCGGATGGGCACCGGGCAGTACGCTTTATGTCACCAACAACGCCACTATTGCAGGGGCAACGGGAGTTCCGGGTAGTCCGGGCAGTCCGGGTAGTAACGGAACTCCCGGCACTCCCGGTGCAGGAGGTGCAGGTGGTGCGGCGGGTGTCGCAGGAGGTGCGGGCGGTGCAGGCAGTCCGGGCAGTCCCGGGGGCGACGCGTCGGGTTCTACAAACGGGGGTGATGGCACAAACGGCACCGACGGCGGAACGGCTTTTGTAGCCGCGTACGCAGTCACGCTAAACAATCTCGGAACCATCATTCGCGGCCTCGGCGGGGCAGGGGGTGGTGGAGGCGCAGGCGGTTTTGCTGCCGGCGGTACAGGCGGGGGTGGCGGTAACGGCGGTAATGGCGGGTACACGAATTACGTTTCATACACGACGTACCCAACGGTAAACGAAACTTTTCCGTACGACGGGTCGGCGGGGGCTGCGGGCTCCACAGGGTCTGGTAGCGCCGGTAGTACCGGTAGTGCGGGCACTACGACGGGGCCAAACAGCCCTCCTCCACCAATTTACTGGACTGTCGGCGGTGCAGGCGGCGCGGGCGGCGGGGCGGGGGCCAACGGCGCGGATAGTGCTGGGAGCAGCGGTTCCAGTGGTACTTCCGGCATAACAGGCAACGCCATAAACGGCAACAGCTACATAACGTACGATGCCGTTGGCACCATCACCGGTAACATCACATGATGCAACAAGAAGTTTTCCCCGACAGCGCATCGTTCCTGAACCCGTGGACGCGGCAGGAGATGCAAGCGGGTGACACTTGCACGTGCTTTGGTTTCAGCTCGTCGGCCGAAGCCACGGCACACCGAGCAGGCATCAACATCCAGATCAGCCCCTACTTCTGCTACTACTACATGGACAAGCGGCGGGTGTCGGTCGAAGAGGCCATCCGCACGGCCAACCGCGTCGGCTACTGCCCAGACGGTCTTTATCCTTTTGCAGGGTTCCCATTGCAGCCCCCGGGGCTGGATGCACTCCAGTACGGCTCGCTGCACGCGGACGGGTTCGCCACCGAGCGCATCAACGGCAAGAAGGGACTGATGCGCGCCATCTGCCAAGGTTCGGCCATTATCACCGACCGCTACGGTGTAGCCATGGAGCATGTAGAAGCCTGCATCGGTTACGACAAAGACAAAGGGTTCCTGATACAAGGTTCGGGGCTAGTCACTGACTACTGGCCTTGGGAGGAATTGCCTAAGTTCACCCAGCTGCACAAGTACACAAAGTCCCCATTCGGGTTCATTCCGTTTCCAGGGTACACCCCCGCAGACCCGCCGAAGTTCGACAACGGCAAACTTACCATCCCGTTGATGCTGGAGTACACCGACTGGCAAACGCCTGCTGTGGAAGTGCTGAATGTGGTGGGGACGATCACCGATCTGGCCAGTGCCGTTTGGGATCAAGACCTAAGCACCGATGAACCGATGTGGAAGGTCGCAGCTAAAGAGCTGCACCTGCCAACGCTTGATTTCTACGGCACGATCTACAAAGGCGTGATCGTGAAGGGTGTGGTCTGGACTTACGAAAAGGATGAAGCATGATTGCAGCACCGCTGAATTACACGGGCCCTGAGCGCCGAACTGCCGGGCACACGCCGGACAGTTGTCCAAACATGCTGCTGGTTGAAAAACGATTCACAGACGGGACGGTCAGAATGCATCGAATCGAAGGCATCATCAACGAGTTGAAAATGGTAACCGCCGGAAAGATCGAAGAGTTACATCAGGGGCAGCAGGCGATGGCCATAACGCACAAGCGGTTTGAGGAAAAATTGGACGCCAACACGGCCAAGACCGACAAGACCGCTGCGGATACCGAGGAAATCCTCGACATCCTCACGCTCGGTAAATCGTTCTTTCGCCTTGCCGAACTGTTCGGCAAAGTATTCAAATGGATTGCCGGTATCGCAACTGCGGCCATCGGCTTGTGGCTCACATTCAAGTACGGAAAACCCCCACCATGATTGAAAAAGCACTCTGCATTCTTAGCTGGGCCATTGCCGTTTGCGGCTTCGGCATCCTTGCGCTTGCAATTTACGAGCTGCGGAACAATGGCGACTGACAACCGCAAAGCCATAGCTCTTGTGCTGGCAACCGCGCTCGCGGTTCCGGCAGAAGGGCTGCGACAGTGGGCGTACCGCGACCCCATTGGATTGCCTACCATCTGCTTCGGTAGCACCACAGGTGTAAAGATGGGCGATTTCCGCACCGTACCAGAATGCAAAGCCTTGCTTACCAAGGAGATGTCAAATGTCATTGAAGCAGTGGACCGCTGTCGACCGGGACTGCCACCCGAAGTCCTCGCGGCTTTCTCAGACGCAGCCTACAACATCGGAGAGCACATTGCCTGCGACTCCAAGCGAAGTACCGCCGCCCGATTCCTTGCCGAAAGAAACATCATCGGAGCCTGCATGCAGCTTGGACGATGGAACCGCGCTCGCGTTGCAGGAGTTTCGGTTGAGCTGCCCGGACTGACGAAGCGCCGGGCCATGGAAACAGAACTTTGTTTAAGGGGAATTGCATGACTGACTGCTTAGCCCTCGTTAACCGGGGCACCACAGATTTCAAAGACGTCTTCGCACCGGGCTCCCCGTTTCTCGCAGACGAAAGCGGCGCGGTATCTATGTCGAGCAAGGTTGGTAGCACCACGCAGTTGCAGTGGCGCGTATGGCTGCCGCCCGGTACCAACTGCTTGCAGTCAACGATGTTCACCTACGCCAGCCCGCCAGAGAGCAAGGCGCTGATGCGGTTGGGCCAGCCCCCGACGGGCACTGTAGCCGATGTAACACCAGAGAACGCAGCCGCCATCGACCGTAGCGCCGTTCTGACACTGTTGCAGCAAGGTGCGGAGATACCCTGCTATACCCCTGCGTCGGCAGGCGCCATGAAGTTGAGCGATGGCCAGCTGGATTCTCCTGTCGTCATCACAGAAGGCGCATGGCTGTATATCACCGCGCTGCAGGTTCCCGGCAACATGATCTACGAGCTGACCACCTATGTGCGGTCGGACAAGGCGGCTTACCTTGATTGGTATGCCAGCGCAACATGGGACGCCGAGGGCAATCCGGTTGCTGCGCCACCAGAACCGTACGAGCAGCGGCTGCTGCAGTGCGCGATTGATACCGGGCTGGTCGACGGTTTGCGGAAGCTGTCCGGCGGGTTGGACGACGATGCGCTCATCGCGGCGGCGCAGGAAACTGGCACTTGGCCCGCGTTGATGAAGTTTGCCCAATGTTGCCCCCGCAGTTAATTGTTGCAGGCATCATCGCCGTAGCCAGCGCGGCCACTGGGTTCGGTGTAGCTTGGCAGATTCAATCATGGCGTGCAGATTCTGAGGAGAAAGATCGTGTTGAAGCTACTCTCGAAAATCAGCGCCTCATTGGAGCGACTCGCACTCGCAACGATCAAGCCGTTATCAATGCGGTCAACAACGGAGTGGCCAGAAGCACTGCTCTCCGCCGGGATTCTGATAGTGCTCGTGCTGCTGCTGACAGCTTGCGCGACGAAATCACCCGCACCGTGCGAGATGCCTCCGCCTCCCTCGATGCCTGCACTCTCCGAGCCAATACCCTCGGAGAGTTATTCGACGCAAGCACAGAAAGCTATCGAATCTTGGCGGCAAAGGCTTCGCTCCATTCCAGCGACATCCGAACGATAATAGAGGCTTGGCCTAAATAGGAGACTGCCGTGCCCCTCAAAGCGCTTCGACTCAAGCCGGGGATCAACCGGGAAAATTTAAGATACCAGTCAGAAGGCGGGTGGTTTGAGTCCGACAAAATACGTTTTCGCCAAGGTACCCCTGAAGTAATCGGTGGCTGGGAGCAGGTCACGTCTTCGACGTACCTCGGTGTCTGCCGCTCGCTCTGGACATGGACGGCGCTCAACCAGCTCAAGAACACCGGTGTCGGTACGAACTTGAAGTTCTATACGCTGCAGAACACGACCTATTACGACATCACGCCGCTGCGCTTGCCGACTGCCACTGCGGCGCTGGCCAATCCATTCACGACCTCCAACGGGCTCACCACCGTTAGCGTGGCAGATACAGCGCACGGGGCAGCTGCTGGAGACCTTGTTTCGTTCACCGGCGGTGAGTTGATCGGCGGCGTGCCCGCGCTCGACCTGAATCAGACACACATCATCACGTCCATCACGGATGCCAACAACTACGTCATTACCGTGGCTACGGCAGCCACGTCAACAGTGGCGGGCGCCGGCGGCGCGGCGGTAACGGTGGTCTACTATTTCTACAACGTCAAGCTGGCCAACAACCCCTTTGCGGTTGTCAACGGGAGCACCACGGTAACTGTTACGGCCGCCGCGCACGGCGCGCGGGTCAATGATTTCGTTACCTTCAGCGGAGCCACGGCTATCGGCGGGCTGACGATCAGCGGCGAGTACCAGATCACATCGGTGACGGACGTCAACACATACACCATCACAGCCGCATCCGCGTCCAACGCCACGGCGTCTGGCGGCGGGGCCAACGTCGAGCCCGACTATCAGATCAACACTGGTACGGAAGTGCAGCAGCCTGCCTACGGGTGGGGCGCAGGGCCTTGGAGTTCCAGCACTTGGGGCAGCTCGGCGCAAGCGGCGGGGGTGCCGCTGCGTGTCTGGTCGCAGATGAATTACGGGGAAGACCTTGTGTTCGGCCCGCGCGGAGGCGGGATTTACTACTGGGACTCCAGCGCCGGCACCGGCACACGAGCGACGAACCTCGCCCTTTCTTCCGGCGCCTCCTACGTCCCGGTTGTGCAAAACGTACTGCTGGTGTCCGATTCGACACGCATCGTCATCGCGTATGGCACCAATGAGATCGATTCCACAACGCTCGACCCGCTACTGATCCGGTGGTCTGACTCAGAAGACGCGCTGTCGTGGTACCCGGAGATAACGAATCTGGCCGGCAGCTATCGCCTGTCGTCGGGGTCCCTGATCTACGCCGCGATGCAGGTACGCCAAGAGATTCTGGTGTGGACGGACAACGCGCTGTATTCCCAACAGTTCTTGGGTGCGCCGGAGGTCTACGGCTTCAACATCCTTGCCAGCAACATCTCGTGCGCGGGGCCCAACTGCGTCGCCGTAGCGGCAGGAGTCACCTACTGGATGGGTATCGACAAGTTCTATAAGTACGACGGAACCGTTTCGACGCTGCGCTGCGACCTGCGCGCGTATGTGTTCGACGACCTCGACCACGATCAGGGGTATCAGATTTTCGCGGCTACTAACGAGGGGTTCAATGAGGTGTGGTGGTTCTACTGTACCGAAGGCAGTACCACGGTGGACAGCTATGTGGTCTACAACTACGCAGAAGATGTTTGGTACTACGGCACCATGGCGCGCACTGCATGGTTGGACACGGGGCTCAACACAAACCCGATTGCAGCCACTTACAGTAACAACTTGGTGCAGCACGAGGTCGGTACGGACGACGGCGAGACGACGCCAGCCACCGCTATCAACGCGTATGTCATCAGTGCGCAGTTCGACATTGACGATGGCCACAACTTCGCCTTCATTTGGCGCTTGCTGCCTGACATTACGTTCGCCGGTTCGTCTACTACGGGCATCACACCGACGGCGACATTCACGCTGTATCCGGCCAAGAACTCCGGCTCGGGGTATACCGTCCCGCCTTCCGTTGGAGGTAGCAGCTCCGCAGCAGTCACCCGGGTTGGTGCCTACAACGTAGACCAGTTCACCGGACAGGTGAGCACGCGCGTGCGCGGTAGGCAGTTGGCCATAGGCGTCAGCTCCAATACGGTCGGTACCACGTGGCAGCTCGGCACCCCGCGAATCGATACCCGTGTAGACGGCCGCAAATAGCCATGGGAACCTTTCAACGCACCGCGCCGCCGGCACTACCAGTCGCCCCGCGCGAATACAATCAGAAGTACGTTAACGAGCTGAACAACATCTTGCGGTTGTACTTTGCCGCTCTGCAAGGCCCGCAGGGGCTCTCGGCCGCAACGCTCAGTTTTGACCTCAATACATTGCCAACAGAAGCGGATGTTGCTACCCTACGGGCTGGCGATGTCTACAGGGATACGACGGCCAGCAACGTGCTGAAAGTCAAGGTTTAAGGAACGATTATGCCGTACGATGACTACAACACCCCCGGTACAGGCTACACAAGCTCTGGAGGAGAAAACTGGGTAGACCCGTCGATCGAGGCAGCGCGTCTCGCCCGGGAAGCAGCGCAGAAGGCGTACACCGAAAAGCAGTTCATGTCGCGGGACGATTTCCTGAAGAAGTACGGTGATGTGTTCGTTGCAAACGACCGCGGCGGTAACGCGGCGTCTGAAGTCGCGGGGATGTCGGTAGCGGACTACTACGACAAGTATCTTGACCCGAAGGCTAACGCTTCCAGCGCCGGGATGGGCTGGGGCGACGGGTATCGTTATCGCGATCAGAATCCATATTTCAACGCATGGGACAACGTAAACCCGCATCCTGAAAGTCAAGACCTTGGTGGTCTTGGCGAGGCGTGGCGCACGCTCGGTCGCCCAGCGGCAATGGCAGCCAGCATGTATGCAGGTGTTAACGCCCTCGGCGGAGCACTGGGGGGTACGGCTGGGGGCGCGAGTACAGGGGTAGGCCCTGCCGCATCTGCGGGGGGTTCCGCACCGTTTTCGTTTGGTGTTCCAGAACAAATTGCAACCGGTATCGATCTTGGTGCGGTGCCTGCTGCAGCGGGCGGGCTCCCTGCTGCAGCAGGGGCGGGGCTTACCTCCTTGGCCCCCGAGGCACTAACTGCGGACGCGTGGGCAGCCATGAACACCGCCGACGCGGCGGCACTGAGTGGGATAGGCACGGAAGCGACTGCGGCAGGCGCAGGCGCTTGGTCCGCCCCCACCGCTGGCCCCGGCTCCGCAGGATGGGGCATGGATTTGGGCAAGGAAGCGGTCGGCTCCCCCAGTCTGTGGGACTCCACAAAAGCAGCGTTGACGAAACAGTACGTCAACGCCGACGGCTCATTCAAGATCGCAGACATCTTGAAAGACGGGTTGACCGTTGCTGCTGTCATCAAGAAACTGTCCGAAGGCCCGGAGGTCAAAAATGGCACGTACAACGTACAGGTTCCTGACCGCACTATGGTCGGGCATACGCCAATTGCTACGCCTGCCGGACACGTCCCGGGATCGGGCGGGGTCAGTTGGTTCACACCCCACTCCTTCGTCAACAGCGGAGACACCGCTGCTTTATCCGCCGCCCAAGCGAAAGACGCGAAGCGTGTGGCTGGACTAGGTGCGCTCAACGCCAAAAACACGGACACCTACAAGTCCAATCTGGCCGCACAGTCGCTGACCGCCCCCTACACGGTGCCGGTGTATCGCAACCCGTTGACTGACGAAGACTATATGAACACGTGGAATGCTGCCGCCGGCGGTATGGCACCACAGCAAGGAGCCCCCATGGCACCACAGCAACCCCTACCTGCTCGTTACCTGCAAGGTGCAACTGATGGCATGGCCGACCAAATCCCGGCGGTGATCGATGGCAAGCAGCCTGCGGCAATGGCGCACGGCGAGTTCGTCGTGCCGGCCGACGTGGTGTCCCACCTTGGTAATGGCAACTCTGACGCAGGCGCGCAGCACTTGTACAAGATGATGGACGACATTCGCACCGCGCGCACCGGTACCAAAAAGCAGGGTAAGCAGATCAATCCCGAGACGTTCACTGCGAAAGCTGGTGGACTTGCGAAAGCCGCCAACTACGCCAAGGGCGGGGCGGTGCAACACTTCGCCACCGGTGGAGACCTCGCTACCGGTGCCGCATCCAATATCACGGCCGTGGCCAACAATCCGGCACTCTGGCAGCCATACGGTGGGCAGCTCACAGCGGGTACATCTGCGTTACAGCAAAAGGCATTCGACGCGTACGGTAATCTGGGTGCTTCCGGTACCGTTGGCGGGGGTGGCGCGGCAGCGGGTACGGCCACTTCCCAAGGATACACCGCGGCACAGAGCACCGCACAGCAAGCCGACGCTGCACAAGCGCAGGCCATCAACGCCGGGCCCGCCGCCCAGTACATTGCCACGCAAGCCACGCCCGCACAGCAGGCTGCTGCGCAGGGGTACAACGTCAACACAGCCAGCGCCACCAACGTAGCGCCGACGCAGGGGTACCAGTCTTCGCTGGCCGGATCGCAGGGCTACACCGCCAACCTGTTGGGCGCAGCAGAACGCGCTACTGCACGCGACGCTACTTCGCAGGGCTATAACGCTACGCTGGCCGGTGCTGCACCGACAGTGGAAAAGACGACGCTGGGCGCCGCACCCACCAGCAACTATCAAGCGAACCTTAATTCGTACCAGATGGCGGGGCCAGAGAAGGTCAACACCGATCGCTTCATCGACAATGGGAACTCCACGGCGTACATGACGCCTTACATGCAGCAGGTTGTGGAGAATCAGCAGCGCGATGCGCAGCGCCAAGCCGACGTGGCCACGACACAGCGCCAGAGCAATCAGATGAAACAAGGCGCGTTCGGCGGTTCCCGCACGGCTGTCATGGATGCAGAAGCCGCGAAGAATCTGGCCGCACAGAAGGGTGACATTCAGGCCGCAGGCTTACAGTCGGCTTACACCAACGCACAGGCACAGTACAACGCCGATCAGGCGCGGGGGGTCGGTGCACAGGTAGCCAATCAGCAGGCAGGGATTCAAACAGGAACTGCCAACCTTGGAGCAAATCTGCAAACGCAGGGGCTCGGTACGCAAGTCGGACTGCAGCAGTCCTTGGCAAACCAGAACCTGCAAGGGCAATACGGGCTGGCGCAGGGGCAGATGGACAACGCGGGCAACATGCAGAACGCACAGCTGGCCAGCCAAACCAATCTGACTAACGCCGGGTTCCAGAATCAGGCCGGTCAGTTCACGGCCAACGCCGCCAATACGGCAAATCTGCAGAACGCACAGCAGTCCAATCAGGTTAGCATGTTCAACTCGGGGCAGCAAAACCAGTTCAGCTTGGCCAATCAGGCAGCGCAAAACGAAGCGGCGAAGTTCGGGGCCAACGCCAGCAACCAAGCAGGTATCGCCAACGCCGGGCTGCAGTCTGCCGCCAGCCAGTTCGGGGCCAATGCCAACAATACGGCAGGGCTCGCCAATGCCAACGCGGCCAATCAGGTCGGTATCGCCAACGCCGGGTTCCAGAACCAAGCAGGCCAGTTCGTGGCCAACGCCAACAATACGGTCAATGCCACCAACGCCGGGTTCCAACAGCAGGCCAACATCAGCAATGCGGGCGCGATCAACAACGCAACGCAGTTCAATGCAGGTTCCGTCAACCAGAACACGTTGGCGAATGCTGGATTCCAAAACAACGCGGCCATTGCAAATGCGGGCTACCAGAACGCGACCAACAACAACAACGCGCAGTTGGGCACGCAAGTCAATCTGGCGAACACCGGTGCTACCAATCAGGCAAGCCAGTTCACGGCAGGCGCCGCCAACGCGGCAAGCATCGCCAATGCTGGCAACCAGACGCAGGCCAGTGTGTCGAGCGCGAACAACGGCACCAGCGCAGCCATCGCCAACCAGAATTACGGGTTGGCGGCCATCAACGCAACACTCAATGCGGGCAATGTGCAGCAGACAACTACGCAAGCCGGCCTCAACGCCGACTACGCTAATTGGTTGGCCGCACGCGACGCACCGAAGGCCGCGGCCACCTACGGGCTCACCGCACTGCCCGCTCTGAACTATGCCGTACAGCCATAAGAGGAACTGAAAATGATGAATAGCGCCCCTACCCCAACGCAATCCCTCATGGCGCGCAAACCCGTGGCGCCGCCTGACCCCAAGACGGGGGTTACGCCGGACTTGCTGACGCTGTTGTCCAAGATGGCTGTCGACAAAGCGGCGGAGCACTGGCAGCAACAACAGGCATTGGCACAGGGGCAGACACCTCCGACCGTGGCGCAGACTGCAGGCCAGAAAGCCGAGCAGGTCATGCAGCAGCAGCTTGTGCAGCAGTTCGCCCAGAACCACCCTGCCCAAAGCCAGCAACAGCAAGCGCAGGCACCGGGCGGGTTGCAGGCTGCCGCGCAAGTCCAAGGCGCCGCCGAAGGCGGGCTGACGAAACTGCAGACGAATCTGCCGACGAAGTATGCCGGCGGGGGGATTGTGTCGTTCAACGGGGAGGACAACAGCTACGTAGATGACTATAGTATCCCCGGGCTTGTTGCAGGCACATCGTATCAAGATGCTATTCGTGAAGCGGAAAAAGCAAAGGACAGTAAATATCTGCAGGACATGGACAAGGTAGCGGAGTTTTTAGGAGTCGTTCCCAAAGCGGTACTGTCTCCTATAGCGCAAGCGCTCGCGTCGCCTGTGGAGTCTTTCAAAAAGATGGTCAGCGCACCGGGGTACGGGATCAACAGCCCGAAAGAGAAGGAGTACACACCACCGACAGCAGGCCCCGGGGCAGCTTCTTGGGGAACAGATATTGGCGGAGGTAAGGGGTTTAATTTGGCAGGAACCTCCATAGACCGACTGGTCGCCCTTGCGCTGCAAAACCCCGAAGCCCGCGATGGCATCCTCGCACAAATGCGCGATCAACTAGGCGTTGATGTGGTTAACGAAGCGATAGCAAGAGTACAAGCACCGAAGGATGTGGTGCAGTCGGGCGCGCCCTCTGCCCCGCCGGGTACGCTACCCGGCGGACTCGCTACGGCAGCGGCCGCAAAAGCGGGCGACTCCTTCTCCGATATGTTGAGGGAACGGGTTAAGGGGATGATTGGCGACGGTACCTTCAACACGAAAGCGCGGGATGCGTCCGATCTGTACACCGATAGCATGTACGGCAAGGAAGCCCGCGAGCTGCAGGCGCGGCAGCGCTCCGGACTGGAAGCCCTAAAAGCGGATCACGAGAAGGAAGTTGCCGGTCGTAGTCCTATCCGTGACATCATCAACGCGCTTGCTGCGGGTACCGCAGTGGCCACCAAAGGTGATTGGGCGCAGGCGTTGTTAGGGTCTACCCTAAGTTACGAAGCAGCACAGCAGAAACGCAAAGAGTCCGACGCCGCGTGGGCGAAGCGCCTGCTCGATGCCGATGTGGACATCAGCAAGCTCGGTGTCGAAGTGGGGATGAAACGTGCTGCTGCCGGCGAGGCATCGCAGGAAAAAGCGGATGGCCGTGTGCTAACAGGGCTCAATGCCGGGGCGCAGTTGGACTCCGCTGCCGCGCAAAGGGAGGCTACTGCGGAACAGCACCGCATTTCTAACCGGCTTGCCGAAGACACCTTGGCGGATAGACGCGAAGGCCGGACAGAAAGTGGATTGCAGCGACAAGAATTGGCCGCAGCGAACCGGCTGAAAGGGCACCTTGAACAGCTACACAACAACGCACTTACGCTTGCAGAGCAGCAGTTGAAGCAGCTTAAAGAGCAGGCACTGATAAACCCGAAACTGGTAGTTCCTGACGCGAGCACCTACTTTGCACAGGTGCTGAAGAAACTCAAAGCCGAGGACAGCCTGCTGCCTACGCTGTACAAGGACGCCGGGTATGGCGACATATCCTTTAAGGACGCGGGGGCCGCAGCCCCGGGAACTCGGTTAGACTTCAATACGCTAAAACCAATATAGGGGACGCCAGTGCCTTACTCGATACAGCTCCCAGACGGCACTTCGGTAGATAACATCCCCGATGAGCTGTCTCCCGAAGAAGCAAAAAAGCAGATACTGGCGCGCAGACCCGACTTAGGACCGCCCGCTCCCACCGGCGACACGTCCGGGTTCGGCGCTGCGTTCGGTGCCGGGCTCAAAGACCTGCAAGGCCAGTTCGCGCTGACCCGCGGAAAGATGGGTTTGCTCGATGACGAGGAGGCCAAGAGCATTTACGCCAAGAAGAAGGCCGAATCAGAAGCAGGTTTCACGCCTACCAAGGGTGGCTGGACGGACGATTTCTGGAACAAGTTCAAAGAGACTGCCGGGGGCAGTGCGGCGTACATGATCGGTCCTCTGGCAGCCGGTGCGGTTGCTACAGGGGCCGCTGCCGCTGCTCCAGCGCTTGCGGGTGCGGCAGGTATTGCCGGTCTTGCCGGGGGCTTCGGTATTGGCGTAGGCCAGTTCACCGGCTCCAATCTTGGACGGCAGATGGAGGAAGGCACCAAGTACGAAGACTTGGGACTTGGCAAAGCCGCTTTGTCGGCCATCCCGCAGGCAGCGTTGGATACGCTGTCCATGAAACTATTACCCGGTATAGGGCGGCTACTCGGCTCCGTCGGTAAAGAGGTTACGGAAGAGACGGCCAAGGCAATGGCCCAACAGTCCTTGAAAGCTATTGCTGCGGATTACCTGAAGGCCACGGGCCGCGCAATGGGGACTGAAGGGATTACGGAAGCCGCGCAGCAGGTGTTCGAGCGCGCGCAGGCAGGGCTCAGTATCACGGACGAAAAGGCCCGCGCTGAGTACGTGGACAACTTTATTGGTGGTGCGGTCTTGGGCGGGGCGATGAGTCCCGTTGGTCATTACTCCGACCGTGGGCGTGAGATTTCCCAAGGCGAGGCGTTGGGGCGCAAGCGTGTTGCCGAGGAGCAGAAGGTTGCGCTTGAGGCAGAAACGCAGTCGAAACTGACGAAGCTCGCTGACCCGGCGTATGCCGAAGGTATCGCGAAGCAAATGGCAGAAGCCAACGCGCAGCTTGAGGCGATGAATCCGGGCAAACGGAAGAAAGATGCCACGCTCGCGGAGAAGATCGAACACGCGCAGGCATGGAAGGAGTACAACGCATTCGAGACGTCCTTGCGCCCACTGCAGGAGCAGTACGAAGAGGTCGCCCCGTTGCTGAAGAAGCGTGCTGCGGAAACCGCCGCTGCGGATGCGCTAAAAGCCAAGGAAGAAAAAGAAGCGCTGGAGGCACAAGGGCTGGCCGCATTGACAGGACAGCGCGATACGCTGCAGATACAGCTAGTGGAAGCTAAAAAAGCTGCTAAGACCGCTGCTGCAGAAGGCAACATAGAGGGGGCTGCCAAAGCACAGGAGACGATGGATGCGTTGGCGGAGCAGCTAAAAGGGCTCGCACCCACTATTACGAAGCTGCAGGATGCGGCCCCGCCCACTGTTTCTGACCCCGAAGCGCTGTTAGCAAAAATGCAGAAACAGTACGCCGCGCACATTGATGGCGGGCGGGGGGCCAAGGCAGCGGAACTACTGCCCGAAATAGGCCGGTTGCACACGCAGGTGCAGGCTACACGGCAGGCGTTTCCATCCGCCGAAGGTGCTGTCCCGGGTAACCAAACGGCAGGGCCCAACCCCTTCGCACCGCCCGCAGCCGCTGCTACGGACACCACCGTACCTCCAGCAGCGCCGCCTGCCGCGCCCAACCAAACCAACGATTTGCTGCGGCAGGTTTTTGGGACAGACGTCGCAGCAGCCGAGGAAGATGCCAAGTCTCGTGACCTGTACCGTAACCCGACAGCGGCTGAACGTACGCCCGACAGCACAACCAACAACACGTTGGCACTGAAGCAGGAGCAAATGTTCGGTGACATCGAGCCGGGCGGCGCAGACCCGCGTGTCGGTAAGGCTTCGCAGTTGCTGGCACAGATAGAGCAGTTGCAGAATCGGCCCAACATGCCACCGGAAACGCAGCGGGCGTTGGAGAATTACGCCAAGGCGCTGGCCAACCCCGCATTTGAAGGCATCACGCAGCAAGATTACGATACAGCGCTTAAAAACGCAGGCAAAGTCGCGACGCACCCAGACATGGTAGGGGTAACTAATATCGGCGCCCAGAACGCACTGATGCGCCTCGCGGAAAACATCAACAAGATCGCGTACCAAGGGTACGGACAGGGCGAGGAACGCGCACTCAATCGTGCCGAAGTCAATGCACGTATCGCTGCGGTTGACGCCAAACTCAACGCATGGCGCCCGGACCCGGAGGCTATCGCGCAAGCGCGCGCTGCGCTGCAAGCTGCAAAGACCGAAACCGCCGACGGGGTGATACGCGCTAACGCCGTGGACCCCGCTACAGGCAAGGTTGTTGCACGCAACCAAACGGCATTCGACCGGCAAGCGGTCTTGAAACGGGAATTGGACAACCTGCTGCGCCCCACCGCATTGCTGGCCGAGCGCGAGCGCCTGCGCAGTTCCGGTTTGGGTGTGAACATGACGCCGTACGACCGTCAGCAAAAGCAGCTTACTACCGTTGGTACCGGGACCAGTACCGATATTGCCGGAGAAGCCACACCGGAACAGATCGCCAACGCCCGGATGGTGCGCCCCAAAGGTGAGCTGGTCAAGGAGACCGGAGTGCCTGCGGCCGAGACAGCGGATGGTGTCGCCCGCGCTAACGAGATCGACCCTGCTACCGGCGAGGTAGTTGCGCGCAACCAGCCGTTCAAACGCCCCGCCCCGCGGCCTTCCGAACTGGGCCGGGAAGTCATCGCTGTTAACGCCAACCCCGACACCGTACAGGAGCAGAGTAGCTTCTTAGGCGCGGTAGATGAAGACGGAGCACAGTCAACGGTCGAGCGCGTTGCACCCCCGGGTTCCGGTGTTATGGATAGGGGTATCACCCGCGTTGAGCGCGGGGTTGAGCGCGGGGTTGGTATGACACGTGCGCTGCCAAGCGATACGGAAGTTACCGCCGCCATGCAGGAGCTGTCGCCTGCTGACAAGCAGACACTGAACCTTTGGGACAACGTGTTTGGGGAAGGTAGTGCAGCGAACCGCCTTGTGCGCGACGCAGAGGCAGGGCTGGCCAAGGCTCAGAGTGCTGTCGACGTGGCCAACGGAGAGCTGGCAGGGCTCAAAGCCGCGCTGGAAGAAGCGCTCACGCCAATCAAGGCTGTTATCGGCGACGTACTTCCCGTCAAACG